TCAGAACTTAGCAGTTCAGCTGCTTTGGAATCAGAACTTAGCAGTTCAGCTGCTTTGGAATCAGAACTTAGCAGTTCAGCTGCTTTGGACTCAGAATTCTTATAGATTATATCAGAGTTACAATGCCATTCATGGACATTAAATGCACAATAGTCTCCAGTAGTTAATTTAATAGCTATTTTATATTGAGGCAATAGCAAATGACCTCCTTCAATGTTATTTTCAAGAACAACTATATTTCCAAAACCATTTCTAAAATCCCCTGAATCTTTATGTAATGCAGTTCTAAAGTTATAGTTTACTGTTATGGTGCTAAATGAAGTATCTTTAATGCAAAAATCAGTTTCTTTTGCTTTATTTAATTGGTTTTCGTATTTATCAGGTACATTCATTTTGAATAAATTATCAATTGTAGCTATAAATTCTTGAGCATTTTGAAATTTATCCATATTTTTTTTTGTAAATTCAGTTAATCTACATGGTCTTTTATGATTTGTACTATTGATATATCCTATTATTGAAGAATTCACTGGTATACCTTGTTCATAGTTTTTTTTATTTATTCTTGATTGTTGTCCAGCAGCTGATCCACGATTTGTCGTAATCATCTTACCAGCATCTACGAAATTATCATAACCTAATTTACATATATTACTTGGAATTGCATTCTTGATTACTTTTGCAAGTAATATATTATTATAATAAATTGTTCTTGTTGTATCAACAATCGTCCATGTATCATCGTGTTGAAAAAATGTACCAATCTTTGATACCATATAAGAATCTGAATAATGTTTTTTTATAGCTGAACTGCTAAGTTCTGATTCCATTTAAAGATAAGCTACGATTATTATTCTAATACAAATATGGCAAACGAATGTCAAGCCTTATTATTAGCTTCATTGACAAATTATTATAATAAATATCCAAATAACAAAAATAAATTAATTGAAATTATTACAGCTAAAGATCCCGTCGGCATTAAGACAGCTAATCCGGAAGCAGTGAAAACAGCTAGTGAAGCAGTCAGCGTTAAGACAGCTAATCCGGAAGCAGTGAAAACAGCTAGTGAAGCAGTGAAAACAGCTAGTGAAGCAGTGAAAACAGCTAATCCGGAAGCAGTCAGCGTTAAGACAGCTAATCCGGAAGCAATTCTTCCAAAAGTATCATTGAGAGTTCTTGATTGGTTTGTGACTCATTATGCAAAAAGTAAACAGATTATCTATTGGATTGATGATTCAGAAGATAAAGTATATTTTGAATATTCTGAACAAAATAGCAATCTTAGAAAGTGCAATTTGTATTATGAGTATCGTGCACAATTACAGTCATATACTAAAATGTACTTTGATCCATTTAGAAGACATAATAGAATTTCATTCAATATAGAAGAAAATTCATCAGTTGAAACTACAGTTGGTCAACTAAATTTTTTTAAATGGATAATTCACAATCATGTACTTGAATATATTAATTTAAATATAAAAGATATCGAGAATCACATGTCGCTTTATCAGAAATCGGTTAAAAATATTGTAAATATAGTACCTAAAAAGGTCGAAAATAAAGTATTCCAAATATCATCAAATACGCCGTGTATTATTCGGTTTGATTAATAAATAGGTTTCACTTAAGTAAGTATGTTAGCTCGTATTTCTCCAAAAACTTTAATGGCTTTTCCAAAAATTATGTTATCTCGTATAAATAGGATGGGCGGGAAATCCAAGAATAGACGTCAATATAAAGATGATTACTATTCTGATGAGGAAGATGTGTTTCCTTCGTCATACTCATACAGTTCATCTCCAGTATTTGCTAATAAATTTGATAATGTCCCTATTAGAGCAAGAAACCCAATCCAAGAGAAGTATATTAAATTTTTAGAAGACCCTAAACGTTCAGTCATTATATCATCGGGTCCTGCTGGTGTTGCAAAGACGTATTTATGTAACGCAATAGGTATTAAAAAATTATTAAGTGGAGAAGTTGAAAGATTAATTATTACTAGACCTGCTGTTTCAGTTGATGAAGAGCATGGATTTTTACCAGGAACATTAGAAGACAAAATGGATCCTTGGATGCGCCCAATTTACGATGTATTTTATAAATTTATATCACCACAACAAGTCAAACAAATGATTTTAAAACAACAAATTGAAATCTGCCCATTAGCATATATGAGAGGCAGAACATTTGACAGAGCATGGATATGTGCCGATGAGATGCAAAATAGCACTATACAACAAATGCTTATGTTATTAACTCGCGTAGGGACAGAAAGTAAATTAGTAATTACAGGAGATCCTTTTCAACACGACAGAGGCTATCAAAATAATGGCTTTTCAGATTTCATAACAAAATTCAAACTTGCATCTGGTGATATGGAAATATCATCTGATATTGAAACAGATTTTGGTCTCATTGAATTCAATGAGAACCACGTAGAGAGAAGCAAATCTGTAAAGACAATTCTGCAAATATATAAAAAATATTAAGATAGTTTATCAATCAATTCTTGTTTTTTCATTTCATAATACTTTGGAATCTTGCGCTTTTTGGCAATCTCTTTAAGTTCGATAACAGTCATTTTATTTAATTTCGATGATCCACCAACCGGTAATACTTTAGGACTTCTTAAACCGAATAATTCTTTTAATCTATATGATATACTTACTTGACGAGGTATATCATTAAATTTAGAATAATGATGCCCATCATTCTTTTTATACAAATAAATACGATCTCCATTATCCATAACATATGTAGCTCCAGTAGTTAGATCTATATATTCTTTTGAAGATATGGTATTTTTGTATTTTTGCGTATCAAAATCATAAACATCATACTTCTCTTTTTTATCATAATAAATAGCATGATTTTTTTTAGAACTCTTCATATCTATTAAAAAGGTAAGATTATTTATATTATATACTTTTAACTTTTTTAAGGGCTTCTTCTGGTGAGTATCGTTTGCGAGGATCAGGGAATATCATTCTTTTAATTAAATTTATGTATTTTTTGTATTTTTTTTCGTATTCTTTATTATGAACAAGATCGATACTTGATATTGTATATAGACACATTAATGTTAGACCTAAACTATAGACATCTATCTTATTTATATATTTTTCTAATTCCTGAGTAGTTGAGTTAAATGGTAATGATTTAATATGATTCACAAAAAGATCTATTGCTAATTTATATTCTTTATCAGATATATATAATTTGAATAAATCATTATATGTATATACACTATCATCGGATATTTGTGTAGTATATATGTTTTTTTCAGTTTCAATAATTGAATCCGTGTTTAAATAAGACATTTGGTTTTTAATACGATATTCTGGAGGGCAGGGGAAATAATTACCATTTACTGTAGTTGAATTTTCAGAACTATATATTTTTTTAGCATCAATTAAAAATCCATAATCAATATATCTCCATCTATTATTTGTTTCATCAAATAATATGTTTTCTTGTTTGATATCTTGATGTATTTTATTGATGTTGTTAAGTTTTACTAGACCTTCAAATAATGGAATAGTTGACTTTATAAACTCTTGAAATGATTTTACTGTATAAGAAGAATAAGATATACCACCGTATGGTAATTTTAAAAGAGTAACTTTATTGTTATTAAAATGCAAATCGCACTTTTTAAAAGTATTGTTTTTTTCAAGTTCTTTTTTTGTTGTAATGCATTTTTCATATGCATAAATAAAGGATTCATAATTTTTATCAATTGTAGCTATAATCTTTGAATTATTCCATTCTATTTCAGCTTCTTTATCACTATCAAATACTTTACTATATATTTTTTTTGGAATGCTAGCTCTTGGTATATTTTGAATATTAGTACATTTAATTTCATGATCATATACGCAACCATATGATCCTTGGGCTATGAAGTCACCTCCTTTAGGCATAATCTATATAAGAATTACATGATAAAAAATGATAAATATATCTTAATTATCTTCATTAAATATGATGAATAATAAACTATTAGCTTTGCATAATAAAACTCAAGTCGTTGCAGATGAAGAATTACCATACAATCCTCATAATGTATTGATAAGCGAAGAAGATATATGTATTCTTTTTGATAAGCATGGTTTGTCCAAATTAAAACCAAATAACATTAATTTATATCGAAATGCGTTTGTACATAAATCATATTGTACTATGAAAAACGCAGACTTTGTATCAGGTAATAAAAGATGCCCTAATGATTGTTTACCATTGCAAGAGATGAGCTATGAACGTCTTGAATTACTCGGAGATTCTATATTAGAAATATCAGTGACCAAATATCTTTTCATAAGATACCCTGATCAAAATGAAGGGTTCATTTCTCGATTGCGTACTAAACTAGTTAATGGAAAAATGCTGGGATATCTTTCAAATTTAATTGGATTTTCTAAGTTTGCAATTATTTCTAAACAAATCGAAGAATCTCAAGGAAGAGATAACTATAAAATTATGGAAGATATCTTTGAGGCATTCCTTGGTGCAATTGTTATGGACTTTGAAAATGAATCGCATCTTGTTTCTTTTCCATCTATTATTCCAGCTACTATTCAGCCAGTTTCTTCAGTTGGGATTCATTTAGCAGAAATATTTATTATTAATATCTTAGAAAATTACATTGATTTTTCAGATCTTATTCAAATGAAGAATAATTTTAAAGATATGCTTGTGAGATATATGCAAAATACATTTCAAGATAATCCTCGTTTCTTTGAAGTAAGTGTTGATATTCGTAATTCTAAAAAAGTATTCACATATACTGTTAAAAATCACGCTGGTGCTGTTTTAGGAACTGCTACTGGAGACTCTAAAAAAGATGCTGAAAACAATTCTGCAAAAGCTGCACTTATTTACTATGGCCAACCATTTGAATGAATAATTATAACTATATAAGAATTTCCTAATTATTTTTGTTAATAATGATATCTTTATTTGGTAAAGGACAAATAGTTGGTAATAATAAATCACTTTCAAATGAAACCAAGTCAGGAGAGACCACGTTAAAAGAAACCAAGTCAGGAGAGACCACGTTAAAAGAAACCAAGTCAGGAGAGACCACGTTAAAAGAAACCAAGTCAGAAGAGACCACGTTAAAAGAAACCAAATATGATATTAATAAATTAGTTTCATCTAAAACTAAACAAACAAGGGTTATGTTCTGTGGTACATATCCAATTGGACAAAGCAATGGTTATAGTCGAGTTGTTTATTATATTGCGAAACATTTAGGTGGATATTCTGATATTAAGTTGACAATTTATGGATTTCAAAATATGGGACAAACTGCTGGTTCTGAACAACGTTCAGATATTCCTTCTAGTGTAATTTTGCATGACGCAATGGCAACTGAAGATCCTAAAAGAAATGGATTTGGTGAAAAAGAAATAGCTGATTATATTAAAAAGAATCCACAAGATATTATAGTAATATTTAATGATATGGTTGTAACTGCATCACTTGTATCGACAATGATTAATGAACTATCTGAAACAGAACGTAAGGCTTTCAAATTAGTCTCTTATATGGATCAAGTATATCCTTATCAAAAACCAATGTATATTGATTTGTTGAATAAACATTTTGACGCAGTAATAACTTTTACACCATATTGGAAAAATACTGCACAAAAATTAGGTTTAAAAAAAGAAATTCCATGTTATGTCTTTCCGCATGGTTTTGATTATAATCTCTATTATCCAATTAACAAAATTGTTGCCCGTGTCTTTTATAGCATACCAGATGATGCTTTTGTTATACTTCAATTAAATCGAAATCAACCAAGAAAACGTTTAGATCATACTCTTATTGCATATGCACAAGTAGTTAAAAGATATTATGATTTAGTTCAAGAATATAATATTAATAAAATTAATAAACCTAGAGAAATCAAATTAATGATTGCAGCTCAAATAGAAGGATTCTGGAATCTAATAGAAGTATATGATCATGAATTAAAATTACTAGAAGTTCCAATAGAATTTGGAAGATCTTGCTTAATTGCTTTGGCAAGACCTCAGCAGATGTCTGATAGAGATATTAATATACTATATAATGCTTGTGATATAGGATTAAATACTTGCGAAGGAGAAGGTTTCGGGTTATGTCAATTTGAACATGCCGCAATTGGTTATCCTCAGGTAGCACCTAAGATTGGTGGAATACAAGAATTTTTAAATGAAACAAATTCTATACTTATTGAACCAAAGATGAGATATTATATTGATAAACAAAGAGATGGCATTGGAGGTATCGCAGAACTAGGTCTTACTCAAGATTACACTGAAGCAATCTGGAAATACTATAAAAATCCATCTTTAGTTATTAAACATGGAACAAAAGCTAGAAAAGATATTTTACAACATTATAAATGGGAAACAGTTGTTAAATTATTTCATAAAATTTTACTTGAAGTTTAGTTTTACTTACTATAACTGAAAGTTTAGTTTAGTCTTACTTACTATACTTTAAGTTTAGTTTAGTCCTGGTTTTTTTACCTTTACCACCATAGGGTTGTTTATTAGCATCAATTGGCATTTCAGGTGCGGCAAGTGGCATTTGAGGTGGCATTTGAGGTGGCATTTGAGGTGGCATTTGAGGTGGCATTTGAGGTGGCATTTCATCATTTATTGTATCTGGTATTTTGGGGGGTTCTGGCATTGGAAAACTTTTTATGTTTTTCATTCTTGCAATCTTCTTTAAAATATAAATTATTTTTTCATTAAATTTAATTTGGTCGCTTATAAATGATAATGTAATTTTATCTGCTTTATTACCTTTGCTTAATAAGTCAGAAGTTTTTTTCTCTACCATTAAATTATGTGAATTCAATCTTTCTAAGTATCTTTTTATGTCTTCCATTATACTATAAAAATATAAAAATTGATTTTCATTTATTATTTTTTGATCTTAACAAAAGATGTATCATCATCATTATGTGCCTTATTTTCAAAAATTTACAGATGCTCAATTCCAGACTATCGGTAATACACCAACAAATGGTTCTGTATATGAACCATATGAAGAACCAAGGACTCTTCAAGTAATCGAAGAAGAAGATGAACTGATTCATGCTGTATCTAAGCTTGATCATAGCAAAGTTTATTCTAAACGATCTTCTACAGATCAGATGATCTATTATCACCGGCCAATTATGTATTCTTATGAATACTTAATGATTACGCGAATAAAAACGCCAGAAGAAACAGAACAAAATCGTCTTAACATGATACAAATAATGAAAAATATTAAGATTCATTACGCACAGAATGGTAACTTATTAGATTTTATGAACTAATTCTAACGTACCAGCTTCTTTATATGCATTGTAATCATATAAGTTCTTGCGATTATCATCAATAATGACATATTTGTCATTTTTATACATTACTACTTTGCCTCTTATTTTTTTATCCCTTTGTAATTTGATATTTGAAACTGAGTCTGAATTTATATCAGGTACATATGCAAATATGCCATTTGACATTGAATTTTCGGAATCATGTAATGATATCGGAAATGAATAACATTGTAATCCTTGTTTTGTTGGTTTATTCAAATGTGCATGAGTTCTGCAATCAACTGATGCAACCTTTAAATAATTTAAAAAGGTTTGGATTAAATTGTCTTTTCTTTCTGCGATTCGTAAAATGTGTGAATCTGATGACAATCCATCATCAAGTGTTTTTAATGTAAATTCTTTACGTAATTGTTCTTCAGTGAAAATTGATGTATAGATCTCTACATCTACATGGCGTTCATTTTCAGGTAGACTTTCATGACTGTAAGTACGTACAGCTCTTCCAATAACTTGATCCATGCGAACCATATTCCAAAAAGGTTCCATTATTATAACTTTGCGAACTGTCTTTAAAGATATACCTTCTGCACCAGATTGCGTAATCATTATAAGATTAACTAATTCTCCACGTAAGTTCTTAAAACGCTCTTTCTTTTGCTTTTGCGCTGAATTAGAAGCAGCAGTCTTAGAAGCAGCTGAATTAGAAGCAGCCGTAATAGAATCTTGGACTTCTGATGGGAGTTTTTCAAAATTGCTATTATATAATTGCAACAACATTTTCATCTTATCGCGATCATTGTCAAATATTATGAATCTTTTATTATCATATTTTGGATCAAATACTTCTGGGTCAAAATCTGGTAAAGTTACTCGTTTCCATCCAGCTTCTTCTAAAATTATTTCCATTACACCAAGACCTTCAATAGTACGAAATTGAGAATAAAGTAATGTTTTCGGACTTTTTTGTATTGATTCAACTATTTTTGCCATTTTGGGACTATAATTTCCCTCAAGTTGCTGAATGTTTAAATATTCGTCGCGTTTTTTATTTAGTTCTTTCATTGCTTTTGCAGTTGCTAATTGATATCTTTGTTGAAGAGTTTTGTCAACGGCGCCTGCTTCTGTTTCTAATTCAATGTCTTCTTTTATAGCATCAATTTCTGATGATACATTTCTTAAGTCTTTTGGAAATGGACGCTTTATTTTTTCAGGAAACACAAAGTTACATGTCATGCGACTGAATGCACGATAGACAGATCCATTTGTACCAAGTAAACCCCCAGATTTTCCTCTATTCATTCTTCTTTTTACATCTTCCATTTTTCTCTCTTTGTCTCTTTCAAGTAAGTATTTACTGAATTGATATTGACTCATAAATACTTCTTTAATGTGTTTCATGGAAACTGATGGAAAATATTGTTCACCGGCAGATTTGAAATAACTAACTGTTCCTAGTATTCTTCTAATAAATAAATCCTGATTTTTAGTAATTGGATTATCTGGATTACTATTATCAAGAAATAAGTTCTCAAAGTCCTCTTTCTTATTTGGCAATGCTAAATGAATGTTTGTCTTATATTTAGCAGCAACTCCAACTTCTTTTAAAGCAGTCATTACAAGTTTCAAATAATTACCTTTTAATTTAGCATTCGTATTCTTAACAAGTTTATATGAGTCATTTAAGATAAATCTATCAGGTACAAGTGTCATTTTAAGTTCACCTGTCTCTTTGATATCTAAATAATCAATTAATTTGATAACCCCTTTAGCTTTTAAAATTGATTCAACAGTTTCTGGTTTTATACCTTTATCAATTGATAATTCATATTCTAATATTGGTCCTTTAACTAAGTTAAGACTTATAGCTAATTCAAAAGGATGATTAATAACTGGTGTACCTGTTAATAATAATATTTTAACTTGTACTGCCATCATAATGTTTTTGTAAATTTTCTTTGTAATTTCGCTGTTATTTACGACTCTGCTTATGAAATTGTGAGCTTCATCAATAATTATGAAAGAATCGCTGAAAAATTCTGGTGTAAATGTAGCTATATTTTTTGAATTCAATCCGTTATAATTTATAATAGTATATTTCTGTTCTATGATGTTTTCTAAGCATTTAGTTGCATCTTCTCTTTCATCATCAGATATTGAATCCCATTTAATGTCTTTTTTTAAAACTTCTATCCCGTCCGCTTTTGCATCTGCTTGATTTAAATAAGGTATCCATATTTTATACTTGAATCCTTTCGCAAACGTTTGATTTATATATAGTTTATTACATACTATTTTTTTGTTAACTGTGGATAACTTTGAGATATCTATAAAACTCCATACTTTTTTCTTAGGATTTCCAATAGATCCACATTTCATGATCTCTTCCTTATAATTTGTAGCTAATGATGCAGGAACCATTACAATTACTTTTTTATGTCTATTGATGAAACCTTCAGATGCTGCTATAGAAGTACATGTTTTCCCGACACCTAATCCATGATATAATAAAAGACCTCTATATGGATTATCAATATGTATAAATTCTTTTGTAAACTTTTGTTGAGGCATTAATCCATACCCTTTCTCGGCTTCTTTCTGAACATACTTATCTGGATGATAAGTTTCATAAGCCCAGCTTAGAAATCCTTGTCTATTTGGCATCTGCCATTCTGTAGCTACTGCCATACTCTAAACAAGATATGATATAAAGTTTTTAGCATTATTATTATAAATAATCTGCGGAGTCAACCATGAATCAAGACGTTATTATTAATATTGATTACCGTGAATCCGATCTTTATCAAGCATTCATCAATAAAACAGAGATTCAAGTTTCTAAAATTAATTTACAAATTGGAGATATAGAGATTGTTTTTGGTCAGAATAAATTGATATTTGAAAGGAAAACTCAAAATGATCTTTTGTCATCAATAAAAGATGGAAGATATAAAGAACAAAAGACAAGAATGTTGAGCACATATGAGCCACATAAGTGTTGTTATATTATTGAAAAAACAGGGGCGACTCCAGGGGTGATTCCAGGAGCGATTCAAGGAGCGATTCCAGAAGCGACTCCAGGAGCGACTCAAGGAGCAACGGATAAATATGCAATTGATAGTGCGATGATTCACACGATGTATCGTGACAAAATACATGTTTTAGAAACAAATGGAGTTTTAGAAACTGCAGAATTGATTATAAAGATAGCTACAAGATGCCAGAAGAATCCTGATAAATTCGAAAGTGGATCATCAGAAGGATCTCAATATATTGACTGTATTAAAGTAAAAACAAAAAAAAGCGATAATATTGATAAGACTACATGCTATTTATTACAACTATGTCAAATTCCAGGCATCTCCAAGACCATTGCTAAGGAGATTGTTAAAATTTATCCAACTATGAAAGATTTTTATAATTCTGAAATAACTCTGGAAAAACTTCGAACAGTCCCAATGATTGGCGAAAAAAAAGCCAAAATAATTCTGGAATATATGATCAGATAAATTAGAAAGAATATGCTTGTCTAATATAAACTGCTCCATTTCCTCCTGAACCACCCCAATTTGAATTAAAACCACCACCGCCACCTCCTCCATTATTGCCATTTGTTGGTCCTCTAGTTGTACCACCTATAGCACCATTACCACCACCATATGCTCCTAAACCTCCTCCACTGCCGTTTTCTGTAAAACCACCACCTCCTCCGCAAAATTGTTGTCCATTTAAAAACATATAATCATCATAACCATTTCCACCATTTCCTCCAGTAGTACCATTTCCATTTCCACCTGCACTAGTATTACCACCACCACCACCAGCAGCAACTCCAGTATTACCACTAGCACCTCCAGGAGATGAAGATGTATTTGCACCAGCTCCTCCTCCACAAGCTCCATCTTGACCAGGAGCACCACCTTGTTCACCACCACCTCCTCCACCATTTGCAAACCATAAATTATTAAATGATGAAGGATTACCATTAACACCTTGATAATATGATTGATTTCCTCCACCTCCAACAACTACTGAATATGAAGGTGGTGAACTTGGTGGCGAATAAAGCTGAAGACCTATTAAGACTACACCACCACCTCCACCACCACCGCCTCTGTTTCCACCTCCTGCGCCTCCTCCTCCAATTATTAATATGTCATAATAAGCATTACCAAACCCAACAAAAAAGTTAGTTGATTGAACAGTTGTATATTGATATACAATATAATAACTGTGATTACCATAAGGTCCTTGATCATTAGATGTTGCTAAATAACCAACATACCAACTATCACTACCACTACACCAAGGAATCATAAAACCATTACTTCCTCCAATTGAAGAAGATGCATTTATACTTGCACTTCCATAATTTGCATCATTAACACTTAATGTTATTTGATAAACAGTTCCATAGTTTGTCATTAATGAGCTTAAAGTACTACTTGAAAATTGATAAGTACTACCATTATCTCCCAATTTTACGGGTTGACTAATTGATGTATTATTAATACTAATAGTTGCAGACGTTCCTGAAGTATAACCATTTCCATATGTCCATCCTACTAGTAAACCACTACTATTAAATGCTGTAATATTAAATGAATTTAATGTTCCATTAGAAAGTGTTGTAAAACTAGGATTTACGCTAAAATTACCATACGGTGTAGTTCCTGAAGAAGGAATAGAAAACACTCCGCCATAATTTGTATTTGGAGTAAGTACATTTTGATAAGTATATGATCTTGAACCATTTGATAAATTTCCCCCGTTAGTACCACCAACTCCAAGAATATAGAAAACATATGACGTTCCATCTGGAAATCCTGTGTAAGTCCAATAGTATGTTGCGCTCGTTGCTGTAATATTTATGACACTAAATACTGCTGATCCTTGAGCATTTATAGGTAACGATGATGTTGGTGCTGTATTACCATATGTTGTTGAAGAAATAGTATATGTTATTGTATATGTTGTATTTGCAGAAAGTGATAATAAATTATATGTATTTACTCCAACAGTTGTAGTTATAGTACCAATAGATGGACTACCAGTAATTGTCAATGTAGTTCCAGATGAATATCCCGAATAATTCCAATTTAATGTTGCACTGTTATATGTTATATTTGTTGCAGTAGTTGGCGCCCGAGTACATGGCGGGCACGGCGCTCATGTTTGCGGCGCTGGCCATGAAGGTGACGCTGCCGGACGCGGAGTACTGCGAGCAGTTTGCCAAGTCCGCCCGCCTGTTCGCGGGCGTGCGCGACGCCATGGGGCACGACTTCATCGCGCTGAGCCACCTGTTCAAGGGGCTGCTCTTCGCGCCGGCGGGCATCCCGCAGGACAGGAAGTGGGTGCCCAAGGCCCGGCTGTGGCGCTTCATCCTGCTGCAGCAGGGGGACGGCCACTTCAAGCCGACCAAAGGCCTGGCCACCGCCGTCTTCGCGCAGAGGGACGACGACGGCGAGGAGGGCGAGGCGCTGCACTTCGAGGCGGAGGCGAGGCGGCGGGGCAAGGGCGGCCGCGGCCATGGGGGCCTCCGCTAAGTAATGTGCGATAATCAGCCGTGCTATTTAAGATTTCGCTGAAGGATATAACAGTTAGGCCGGATGCAGGTATAATAGGTACAGGAGTTACAATACTTGCACATCCAG